TTTCAAATGACGATCTTCGTCAAGTATTACAAACACAAGTAATTAGTTCAGCAACTACTTTGAGCGCGGCGGATTCCGGGAAACTTTTTTCTTTGAATGCAGCAGCAGGCGCACAAATTACTTTACCTGCGGTAGCAACTTCAGCGGGTTTAAATTTCCGATTTACAGTACAAGCGTTATTCGCGACTACAGCGTGGACAATTAAAGCAGCAACAAACGTAATCCAAGGTGGAGTAATTGTTAATTCAGTTAACGTTCCTGGAGCAGATGAAAACACAATTACATTTTCGGCAAGTGCTGATACAATCGGTGATTTTGTTGCATTAAATTGTGACGGCGTTAATTGGTATGTTTCAGGAGTTGGAACAGCATCTGGAGCAATTACATTAACAGTAGTTTAATTTTTAAAAATTTATATAATGAAAAACATTAATTTAAGTACAACAACGTCAATTACAACGACGTATGCTGGTGAATCAGCAGGGAAATACATTGCTGCGGCTTTGTTAAGCGCACCAACTTTAGAAAAAGGCGGTATTACAATTATGCCTAATGTGAAATTTAAGCAGGTAATTAAGCGTGTATCTACAGACGATATAATTCGTAATGCAACCTGTGATTTTGATCCAACGTCAACAGTTACACTAACTGAAAAAATTCTTCAACCGGAATCGTTTCAAGTAAATTTACAACTTTGTAAAACCGACTTTAGATCTGATTGGGATGCTATCCAAATGGGATATTCAGCATTCGACGTATTGCCTAAATCATTTGCAGATTTCTTAATCGCGCATGCTGCTGAAAAAGTTGCTGCAGGTATGGAAACTTCAATTTGGCAAGGTGTTAATTCAACTGCCGGACAATTTGCAGGTATAATGACACAATTAGACGTTGATACAGCTTTACCAGCAGGTCAAAAAATTGCAGGTACTACTGTAACGGCTGCAAACGTTATTACAGAATTAGGTTTAATGATTGATGCTTTACCAGCGGCTTTGTACGGTAAAGAAGATTTAACTTTGTATGTTTCAAGTAACATTTACAGAGCCTATGTTCGTGCATTGGGCGGTTTTGCTGCAGCTGGAGTTGGTGCAAACGGTTACGACAATAAAGGAACAAACCAAGTATTAAATGATATTTATTTCGACGGTGTAAAAGTATTTTTAGCAAATGGATTAGCTTCAAACACTGCATTATTGGCTCAAACTTCAAACTTGTTTTTTGCGACTGGTTTAATGAATGACATGAATGAATGTCGAGTTTTGGACATGTCCGAAAATGACGGCTCACAAAATGTACGTGTAATCATGAGATTTACTGCAGATGTTAAATACGGATTTGCTTCGGATGTTGTTTCTTACGGAATTTAATTTTTAAAAAAATAATATTCTATAAACTAAATACAAAGGGTGGTGAAATATACGCCACCCTTTTTTTTGTTAAACATTAAAAAATAAAAATATGAGCTGCGATATAGCAAACGGAAGATTGGAAGCGTGTAAGGACGCGATTTCAGGATTATTAAATATCTACTTTATAAATTACGGTGCTTTAGAAATACAAGAAGTAAATTATGATGCAACAAATACAGATGTTATTGAAACATGGCCTCCTGCTGCAAGACTTTCTTTGTATAAATACGAATTGAAAGGAGCAAACGGATTTGAACAAACTATTCAAACGTCAAGAGACAACGGAACAACTTTCTTTGAACAAGTATTAACAGTACAATTAAAAAGACAAGACGCTGCGACGCATAAAAACGTTAAAATGTTAGCGTACGGACGTCCACGTATTGTAGTTGAAACAAGAGACCACCAATTCTTTTTATCTGGTTTGGATCAAGGCTGTGATTTGACGGCTGGGGCTGTTTCGAGCGGAACTGCCATGGGCGATTTTAACGGTTACAATTTAACTTTTACCGCTATGGAAAAATTACCGGCTAATTTCTTAGAATGTACAACCGAAGCTGGTTTACAGGCTGTATTTAATGACGGTACGGACGATGCCTTAATAGTTACTTCGTAATTAAATATTACTTTATAAATTACCCTCGCTTTACAGTGGGGGTTTTTTATTTGGATCAAAAAATACATTTTACCGTTATATTAATATGATTGTTTTAACAACTGAATTAACGCCACAAACATTTAACTTTATTCCACGAAGTTCAGATTTTGATTTAGTTCAAATTACAGATGAATTAACAAACAAAACAGTAGTAATTGATACGTACACTTTTACGGAAGGGGATTATTACAGTACGTTAGAATCGGAATTTAATTTAGTAGAAAATCGTTTCTACATTTTAACAATTAAAAATGGATCGGCAACAGTTTACAAAGACAAAATATTTTGTACTAATCAAAGTTTGGTTACTTTTTCCGTAAATAACGGTCAGTATGTTTCAAACAGTACAACAAATGAATTTATAGTTTATGAATAATATACACGTTTTAAATTTAAGTGCTTATACGACACCGGTAATTCAGGAATCGAAGCGGGAAAATTGGGTGGATTTTGGAATTGATAATAATTATTTCAATTTTTTAATAGATAGGTACACGAATTCAACGACGAATAACGCAATAATAAACAATATAAGTAGATTAGTTTACGGGCGTGGATTAAGCGCGTTAGACGCAAGCAAAAAGCCAAATGAATACGCTCAAATGATGGCTTTATTTAATAGTGATTGTGTTCGAAAAATTGTTTTAGATCGTAAAATGTTAGGGCAATTTGCAATCCAAGTACATTATTCGGCGGATCATAAAAAGATTTTAAAAGTTTACCATATTCCGGTTAATTTATTACGTGCTGAAAAATGTAATAAAGAAGGGGAAATTGAAGCTTATTATTATTCCGATAATTGGTTAGATATAAAAAAATACGTACCAAAAAGAATTCCGGCATTTGGTTTTTCAAATGAAAAAATAGAAATATTATTTTGTAGACCTTATTCGGTTGGAATGAAATATTATTCTTATCCAGACTACCAAGGATCTATTCCGTACGCGCTATTGGAAGAAGAGGTTGCGGATTATTTAATTAACGAAGTTCAGAACGGTTTTTCGGGGACAAAAGTGGTAAATTTTAATAACGGATTACCGAGCGAAGAACAACAAGAAATAATTACTTCAAAAGTTTTAAGCAAATTAACAGGATCGCGTGGACAAAAAGTAATTGTAGCTTTTAATCAAAATGCAGAAAGTAAAACTACTGTAGACGATATTCCGTTAAACGACGCGCCGGACCATTACACGTATCTTTCTGAAGAGTGTTTACGTAAAATAATGTTAGGACACAATGTAACAAGCCCTCTTTTATTTGGAATTGCAACCTCAAGTGGATTTAGTTCGAATGCAGATGAATTAAAAAATTCAACAATACTTTTTGACAATATGGTAATACGACCATTTCAAGAAGAAATAATTGAGTGCTTTGATAAAGTTTTAGCGTTCAACGGAATTGCATTAAAGTTATTTTTCAGAACATTACAACCGTTGGAATTCGTAGATTTAGAAAACGCGCTAACGGAAGAACAAGTAATAGAAGAAACAGGAACGGAACTAAGCAAAATAAATACTGATTTAGAGGAAATTTTAGCTGAAGTAGATGCAAACCAATTAAACGAAAATTGGATTTTAGTCGATGAACGCGAAGATTCAGAAAACGACGAAGATTTAGACCTGCAATTAATCAAAGCCGAAAGCGATTTAGAACCAAAAACAACGCTTTTAAGCAGGTTTATTAACTTGGTGCAAACAGGAAGCCCACAACCGAAATTAAAGAGCGTACAGGACAAAAAAGTAAGCGACTTAAAATATTTTAAAGTACGTTACAAATACACAGGAAATAGAAACCCTGAAAGAGATTTTTGCCAAGCAATGATGGCGAAAGAAGATCGTTTATTTAGAAAAGAAGATATTGACGCGATGAGTAAACGCGCGGTTAATCCTGGTTGGGGTGAATTTGGAGCGAATACCTACGATATTTTTAAATTCAAAGGGGGTGCAAGGTGCCATCACAAATGGAGCCGTGTAACTTTTATGCTGGATTTAAACGAAATAGAAAAAGGTTACGCAGAAATTGGAACGCGTGCAGCTGAAATAAAAGGTTACAAAATTACGAACCCGTACCAAGTTTCTTTTTATCCAAACAATTTACCGTTAAAAGGATTTAGCCCAAACAACCCAAATACAGGTGGAAAAATGTTAAAAGAAAACCAAGAATAAATGGCTGAAGCATTATTAATAACACGAAACG